AAATAGGCATTTGCGGAGCTGTTCAATGTTAGAGCGCTGTTGCTCTAACTGCCATGCGGCGGCCTTCATAGCGATCTCGGCTTTAGTAATCGCTTTGGTCATTTCGTTTAACTGTTCATTCATTGTCGGGTCCTTTCGGGTTGTCGGGTAATGGGAACATATCAGACGGGTATAGGGCAATACCACTGTCTCTTTAATTCTTGCCTTCGGCGCTCTGTTGTGCCAGCCCAAATACCTGTTAACTGTTTTTCGCCAAAAGACATAGCGTACGCAAAACAGTCGCTGTATACCGGGCAAGAATCGCATATTGGTTTAATGATTGCAAGGTTTTTTTTGCTGTCTCGAGGGTTAGTCGGGAAGAATAAGACTGTCGGTGTGTCGTGGCAGGCAGCGAAGTCTTGCCAAGCGGGACGGTCACCTAACATTTGATTGCCCAAGGCGTCCAGCCGCATTGCCCGTTTGCTTCACGGCCTGAATACAGGAGCCAAGCAAAACGCAGATTGGCAGCAGGGTCTTTCATGTCTTCATGGGTCCAGCCAAGATCGTCTAGCCATTTTGTGTGTATTTGGTTGATCTGCATAAGGCCATGATCAGGTCCCGAATCGGCGTCAGGTATCCCACGAGATTCACGCCAGCAAATTCGGTCAAGAGTTTTCAGGATTATTGGGTTATCAGGCCAGCCCTGCTGAATAGCTAGCGGGAACCATACGCCACATTTATACGAGGCAAAAGCGTCTATCGGTGCAATGGTCGTTTCAGGCAGTGCAGGCGCTGTAAGAGCGTTTAAAGCGGTAATACGGTCAATCTGTTGCTCAGGGCTAAGTATGTCAACAGTGTTGTATTGAGGTACGGCTAGCGGGGCGTTGTCAACGGGCGGGGAACCGCCGCCATACGCCACCACTAACCCTGTAAAGGTTAAAGCCAAAGCCAATAGAAATCTGTACGGATTCATTTTGTGTCCTTCAGTCGGGGTCAGGTCGGGATATGTCTACCGAAGTAAGGCCGTCAAGTCAAGGACCCTTCATAATGGTCTCAAAAGCGTGTCGCACAATGTCAGGGTGATCGGCTAGCAAGGGGCTTATTTCAACGTGAACCCAAGTGCCGCCTTTAGACCCGATCGTGTTCTTTTCGTAGACCAGCCAAGCGTCACGGCTTGAGCGATACCCGGCACCAAACCCAAACTTTGACGGCTTGTAAGTGTTGGCGTAGTCATGTATTTCTTCTATACCCAAAATGTCTCTGTGCTTAAATAGAAAGTCAATGAGCTGGTAACGCTGCTTGACGGTTCCGCTGAGGTCTACCGCCCGCCAAGTGGCATGGACAGAAAGGTGAGGCGTTTTAGACGGGCTGCCTTTGACAGGTCGGTTGGCATAAATGCCAAGACTGGTGACGCCAAACAAGAAACAGCAATAATCTTTAAAGATTGTCGTGCCTTCTCGAGGCTGCGGGTGAGGCCCGTCTTTGTTTCCCGTATAGGGCCTAATGGTCATTTGCGTCCAAATATAGGCGGAACCTGAGAACCATCTCTGGGCCTAATGGAATTACCGACGCTGTACCCGACAATAGTTCCTAGGATTCCTGTGCCGGCTGACTGGTCAATTTTGCCAATAGTCATTAAGACGGTTATGCACACCATTGCTACAAGAACAATAAGTGCTTTAGGCGGGTTAGTAATGTTCATCAGACTGTCCCTTTGTATCCGTACACAGCAATAGTGCCACCTGTCCAAGTTCCTGATTCAGCAATCAATGTAAAGCCGGTATAGGAAGTTGTGTTGTTCAGATAGCCACCAGCAACCCTTGTTCTGCCTGATGTTGAGTTGACTGTCCATGTCCATTGCCCAAAAGTGTTGTTAGCAAGAAAAGGGTTTTGCAACTCAATGCTCATTGAAAGACCATTAGGTCCACCTCTACCAACATTTTCCCATCTTGCTGCATTTACAGCACCAGCAGGGTCCCCAACTCCCGCAAAAGTGGCACCGTTGGCACCATAATAATATCCAGTAACTGTTGACCCAAGTTGCATTTGCAAACTGCCGTCAATAGTGCCAACACCGCCTGACACTAATATTTTGTAATTGTCGTAGTCAGCACTAAAAGCACCAGTTACAGCAACACTAGAAACTGCGCTACCGATTGTCTGTGCTTTAGTTAGCCACAAACCCACTGAGTTCATATTTGCAGCAGTCAGGATAGCGCCTGAAATAAATGTAGGTGGTGTCGTCATGATGTTTCTCCTTAAAAAGCCAATAGGTTATTGTTGAGAGTACCAAAAATAGTGTCGTCAAGGGTCAAATACTGGTTGCCGTCAGTTGACTCAAACGTGTAGGTAACGATATGGCTACCCGGCTGAATGCTGTGGCTAATACCGGAAATAATCAGAGTCTGGGAATCGGTTAACGGTGTGCCTGTAACAAAGTTCTTTTCAACGGTTGTCACATTGGTTAGGTCAAGGCTAAACAGCAGGTTTTGGTTAGCGGTAGACAGCGCCGCCAGTTGGGTTGATAAGCCTGTAAAGCGTAAGACAGGGTCTTTATATTTGCCTAGAAGGTAGTTGCCTAATGCGGCGACTTCGGCGGTACTTGAGTTAAGCAAGTCAAGAATAGAATATTGTTGGGCCTGATACAAAGCGATTGAGGCGCTGTCGCTTGTTGTCTGTATGGCTCCAGCTGGCGATTGTGTCGTCACATAGTTGTATAGCAGTTCGTCGCCAAATTGGTTAATCAGCGTCTGGTATGGGATAGCTGTTCCTGTTGTGTTAAATACTGCTGAGGCGACAGGGTTTAAGACGCTAGACCTACCTTTAAAAGTCAACGTGCCACTGGCAGACATGTAGAGATAGCCCTGCTCGCTAGTTGTGATCAGTTGCAGATAGTTCAGCAGGTTTGTGTCTTGGGCAATGGAGAAGTCTGCTGAGGCCGCTGTACCGCCAAGAGTAGATGAGCCTGTGCCGATTGACTTGGCGCCCTGATATGCAATCTCAGAGTACGACAAAACTGTTGCTACTCGAGTGCTAGATAATTCTGCTGTCGTCGTGTGATCGTCTAAAAGTTGGTTGGCTAGGACGGTAAACTGGTCTGAGCATGACGCATACATGATGTCTTGGTTTGCCATGTCATAGTCAAGATTCCAGTCTGTGATTAGCCCGGTGTAGATCGGTACGCCGTTAGCGTTAATGATCACAGGGCAGCGAGGCAACACATACGGATAGTAAATGCTTGCCGTGTTCAACGGGTCAAGAATTCTAGATTCGTTAAAAAAACTGATTGTTGCTGTGCCAGCGTTAAATTGATCTAGTTGACGGTTACGGCCTCTAGTGATGTTGACGCTTTGCACAAGGGTCGTCAGGTCAGCGTAAGCCAAACCGCCGAGCGTGCCAGTGTTCAGTAGGCCGTAAGTAGCGTTGTCTAATTGGAATGGGTTACCGAAGCCTGTTGTCGTTTGGAATCCGACAAGGACTTGAATCGTGGGCGCTGCCATTATGCCGCTGCAAACACTTGCCCGGACGAACGCTCAGCCTTTTGTATAGCAGCAATGATGTCCTGTCCTACTTGTGCGGCTGTGGACACTAGGCCAGCATTAACAGTCACATTGACGCCGCCCATACCAGCAGCGCCGCCCATGCCACGATCATTAGATGACAGCGCTGGTGCTTGATCAAGACCAGCAAAATTAACTGGGTCTATGGTGTCAATGTTGACGCCCGGCACAAGGTTTGCTCCTCGAATCACAACGTTGATTCCTTTAATAAAAAGGTTGACAAAGTTTTCTATAAGTTTTCCTAAACCTTTTAAGACGCCACTAACAATTGTGCGAAACGTCTCAAATTTTTTGTATGCCGCCACAATGGCAATACCTAAAGCAATAATGCCAGTAGTAATAAGTACGGCAGGATTTAAGGCCATAGCTGCATTGACCGCTAAAATTGACGCAGCTAAAAGACCCATGCTTGCTATAACAGCGGTTAACAAAGCTGGATTGTTTTGCGCCCAAGTTGCAAACTTTTCTAGTAGTGGTTGCAATGCTTCCATAACAGGCAAAAACGCTGTCCCAATAGATTCTTTAGTTTCGTCAAAAGCAATACCTAGTTTCTTCATGCCACCAGCTGCGGTGTTAGCGGCTGCTAAACCAGCGCCACCAAAGTTTTCGGTTAAGACTGCTAAAACTTCGTCAAGGCTTGCGCCGTCCTTGACCATCGCTTTGATCTCTGGTGACAGAGCCTGTAAGCCTCGCATGTTGCCTGCATACGCTTTAGCTAAAGCGTCAGAAACAGTAGTCAAGTCTGTGCCGGTGGCCGCTGAAACGTCTATGGCAATGTTGAGCAAGTCTTGCGCTGTAGTCAAGTCTTTAGTAGCGACAACCAACGCTTGAAACGCTGGTCGAGCCTCATCGTCAGA